TCGAACCCCCACGCTTTCGCACTGGTACCTAAAACCAGCGTGTCTACCAATTCCACCATAGGCGCATAAAAGAGTGACCACCTAAGTGTGCCTTGATTGCTTACTTCGCGACGTTGCAATCTTCCCAGATAAAGAATACGGTTGCAACCGTATTTTTACCCCTTCACGGGTTCAGCATAGGTGGTCTATTCGTATTCAAACTGGCTCCCTAAGATGGATTCGAACCACCGACCAATTGATTAACAGTCAACTGCGCTACCGCTGCGCCATTAGGGAATAAAACTGGTGCCCTCAGTAGGATTCGAACCCACGACCTGATGATTACAAATCAACTGCTCTACCAACTGAGCTATAAGGGCAAATCTGGCGAAGGTGGTAGGAATTGAACCTACTTCTCAAGGTTTTGGAGACCTGCGGATTACCGTTTTCCCTCACCGACTTATAAACTTATTTATTCTTCCAACCACTTCTTGATAGAACCATACTTGAGATCGAGACGATACTCAAGAGATTCCCAACCATAGAAGCGCATTTCTTCATCATCAATGCCTTCTGCTTCACAGATAATGGCGACTGCTGCCGCATTATCAAAGCAGTTCTTGACCAACCCCATGATACCGTCTACACGGCAAACGAACTCAGAGAAGTTACGATCCTGACGAATCTTGTCTTCATCGATCTGCTCCGAGAGTTTCCCCACGAGACGCTCATACTCAGCATCAAACTCTTCAGCTGAAGAGAAGGTGATGCCACGAGGACGGAAACCATACACATCTTTGTGCAGGTCTGAAAAGATGTCGCCATCGCGGCTATTGGTAGCGACATTAATATCAGCAAGAGTCAACATAATCAAACTTCCTTTTCACATCTTATATTCCAATATACCCTAAAATGTAATAAAAGTCAAGCCCTAATTTTGTTTTTTTAAAATTAATTTCGTGGACGATATGGGTCATATTTCATACCCCACAACCAACCTCCTGGTAATATGAAAGTCAGAGGGTCAACAAGGTGGCATTTACCATTCGGTTCAACACACCACTTGCGACGTCTCATACTTGCCTTGATTGCCATGAGTCGGCGAGTTTCCCAAGTATGCCTCCTAGCATACATCGGATTACCATCTCGTCGCCTAGTCCCCCGCATGGTTCGACTTATCGATGCTTTATGCTCTGGTGATAGTCCGCCCCAGTTTGGATTCTTTTCGCCAGTTAGTGCTTCTGAAATCTTTTTACGAGTTTCCGGAGTATGCCCTGCAGATTTCTTTCTGGTAACTTTATCGACAAGCGTCAAACCTTTTCCGAGAACTTCTGCTTTATCTCGGAGGATTTCTATCTTGCTGTTTTGTAGCAAGAGTTCTCTTGGTTTCGGAACCTTGTTTGGATTATTGACAATCCACAGTTCTTTCTTATGTTGAAATAGAAAGAACCTCATTCACCGTTCCTTTATCCAGTAGTGTCAGATTATGCTCTCTGTCAATATATGTAAATTCCACATGTCGTGGTTCAAATTCCTCCAGAGCAGCGAATACATCAGCAGTATTAAGAGCACTGCAGGTATACACATCCAGTTGCATGAGAGCAGGAGAAACCTCATCCCAAACATGCATAGCAATGTGCGATGTTTCGATAATGGTAACTGCAGTCAAACCACGATTACCAACCATGTCACTGTAAACAGCATATGGACCCATTAGTATCTTCATACCAATTTTATCAACCAGAGTCTTCATCCAATCTTGGATTGCCTCTGCACATTGTGGCGGATTGTTAAGTTCTGCTCGCACAATGAGATGCTTGTGCTCTAAAATTGCTCCCATCAAATTTCCTTACTTCTTTCACGGAAATATTATTTATATGGGTTCCACCATATGCTGTTTATAAACTCCTGACCAAAACGGTCGACTGCAAAGTCGTAGTTTTCGCGCATAAATGGATAACTATCATATAATTCACGTTTCTCTTCATCACTAAATTCTGGATGTTCACCAAAACTCCAAATCTTACGGGAAAAATTTATTTTATCAGGGGGTATCCATATTTTATCAATAATTTCTTTACTGAAACGAGAAACTGCATCAGCATAATTTTCCTGCTTAAACGGATATAATGTTAGCAATTCTGCAATTTGACTCTCGTTCAGTTGCAAACTCAAACCTATGTTGGTGGGTTCTACAGTACCAGTATATGGTAGTTCTAGATACGAGAAAAAATTAGAAAAAGATTCATTCGTGAACAATGTTTCATAGAAATTAAAATGAATTTTCCCGAACACTTCAGTAACATTATCTACTGTTTCTCTCCACGAGAGAGAACTTTCCTCGAAGTCAGGTCTTCCTGACTCCAGTATGTCTGCCACTGACTCTGGAGTTTCACCTGGAGTGTTGGTTATCAGTTGATTTATATACCAAGATTTAACGTCATCCATAGAATTGACCGACCCCGTAGAATCAAATTCTGGGATTCTGTTTATTGTCATCTTCATCATTGTATGTGATATGACTTGCGAGAGAGGATCTCTTAGTGTCATAACGGGCAGAACGTTAAGTCCAACATTATCTGCATTAGTTTTAAACCAGCGAAGTTGTTCTTTTGTGGCGTGTGCGTTTGTAGGCGAGAGATCACCAGTTAATGTAACATGCTCGTCATTTGCCAATAGTGCCATGTTCTCGAAGTATTTTGTTTTATCAAAACATTCTGGACCCGATACTATGTTGTGATCTTGAAAGATAAAAATCTCTTTTTGCGTTGGAAAATTACAGTCGGTTCTTCTGCTTAACTCCCCATGCAACCACGTGCTTCCTGCTCTCGCGTTTCCGAAATATAGAAGAAAGTTTTTCATAACTAACTTTTATACTACTAAGGATTTTTTTGGCGCTTTCTTCTTCTTAACCTCTGGCGCTTTCCAACCTGTCAGGAAACTTTCAAGAACTTCCGCGAGACGAGGATATGCTTCAAGCAAAGTTTGATCCTTAATGTGATCAAGCAATTTCGCTTCTTTAATTTGCAACCCCTGACATGTCTGCATCCAAATTTCCTCGCGGCGGAACTGCGGTACTTTACTGGCGCTGCCTTCTGGTAAGAGAGTCAAAATTCGACGGAACTCTTGGGTGATGGTTGTATCTGCCATGTTAGCAGGTAGTCCCTCATCCTTATATGGAGTTGGACCATCGGGAAGATTAATTGGACCTTGCTCATATCCGACGCCCCATGCAACAAATCGCATGAGAACAGAATTGCCGAGCGAGATTGCTCTCACACGTTCGCGCAATTCGTCAGTCGTGTCTGCCTCGCATGCCCAATCAAGTGCCTCATCTATCTGCTTAAATTTCTTTGGTGGTAGTCTTTGTGCCATTTCAAGTCTTTCTTTTAAAATTCATCAACGAGTTCAATCATCTGCTTCATACGATTGGCGATAAAATAGTTCAACAGACCTGAGCGATCTCCACCCAGTTGTTTCTCATAACTATCTATAATCGCTACTTTGATGTCCTCAGGAATACGCGACAGGTCAACCAGTTCACGGTTACGCTGGAAATTGCGCCACATTTCATCACTGGTGATAAACTCTTCTGGTTTCTGCGTTTTCCATTCAGCAAGTTTATCTTTGCGAATAGGACGCTGACGCTGACCATTGATGAAAGTATCATCATCAGATAGGAGGTTCGGAACACCGTCACCCTTATCCCCCATGATAATGTGTTCCATGAGCACTGCTTCAGGTGATTCCTTCAACTTACAGAACTTCTTCTGAACAGGAGCATACTGTTTAACATTGCTCCACTTCTGTAGTTGCTGAAAGTCATGGTCACCAGACAGAACAAGGAATGGTTCAGCACTAGGTATGAGACCATCAGTGTTCATGGTCTGACTATATTCGGCGAGTACTGCAATAACATCATCTGCCTCTGCCCCATCAACGTCGATTACAGGATACGGAAAGTGTTCTTGCAACTCGCTACGAATTTGGTGTAGTGCTTCGAAGATAGCAGACCAATCAAACCCAGACTCCTGCCGTGCTTTCTTACGATTCGCCTTATAGTTAGGAAAATACTGACGACGCCAGTAGTGACGGTTATCACAAGCAATCACAATGCTGCCAAACTCAGCACCAAACTTCCGCTTATATGAACGAATGGCATTGATGATCATGTGCCGAATCAGCGGAAGATTGACTTCCACATCACGACGACCACCTAGTTCTGCCATCATACTGCTGATAGCAGTCTGGTTAAAATCAACAACAATCATTCTATGTCTTCTTTCGTAACAGTTAATGCTTCACGAACGTCATCAAGCATGTTAATCTCAGGACATTCAACTCCTGCTTGCCGCATGTATAAACCAGTGATCATAACAGCGATAACGGCAGCATCAGAATGAAAGTTCTCATTCTTAAGACCAATCTTTTTCTCTGCCGCCATAAGAATACCCCGCAGACAGGCTTGTGCGAATGCCTCCGCCTCTTGATATGCTGCATATTCTGTAGCACCTTCAAGGAAATAACTTAGAGATTCTTTGTCGATCTCCTTAACTACATTCGTCTTCAGGTAAGTAATATTGTCACTTTTATCGGTCATTAAAACACTTTCAAAATTAATGTAGTTGGAGTCAATCGTGCACGAACAGGCGCACTCTTACTTTTAACGGCTGAGTACCATTTAGTCAAGTCTTTTTTCGCTAGTTCAGAAAATTCTTTTACTTGAGTCTCTGGTTTACGAAGAAGTCGTGAGTTAGAGAAGTTCGCATCAAATCCTACAAGACTTGCACCCTTTACAGTAATGCTTCCACTGACTGGGCTGAAGAATTTAGAGATCTTCCGAGTCTTGGTATCGAATGTCCATACTTCACTACAGTTTAGTAGATTAATAGGTTCGACGCTGGTGACACCAAGTGCAGTATCTTCCACGAGGAACTTTAGATTCTGAACCAACTTGGACTTATCCTTTGGTTTCTTCTTGCGAACCTTAGCAACCTGCTTGCTGACATAGGATTTCTTAAGATCACTGATATATGTTTCGAGCAGTTTAACAATATCTTTAACAGACTTCATGCTCGTCAGATGAGCATAACTTTCTAGTAGTTGTTCCTGCCCATCAGTCATCTGACTCTTGGATAGACGACGAACTTCTACAAGTTCTGCAAACTCGGCAAGGATAGGTTCAATCTTTTCAACACAGTCAAGATAGTTCTTATCTGACAAACGATAAGGCATTAGAATCTGTGCAATGTTACGAGTATCTTCGCCAGCGATCAAATTCTCAATCTCATCATTGACTTCAGATACAACGAAGGCAGACGCAACCAGCGGTTTCTTCACTACTTTAACAACAGGGTCGGGCACAGTGGAGTCATCTTCAATCAGAACAGTTTTCTTATTGACACGTTCTTCCACCTTTTCCCAGATGCGTGCCTTATTCTCATCGGTGAGTGGAAATCCACGCATAGCGATACGTGCACTGTTAGCATATGTCCGAGGGAGCATCTTGTCGGATAACTGACTGATTGCTTTGAGTTTGGTAGCATCACCCTTGAACCAGTCAACAAGAAACGCACGACAATCTTTCTGGTCAACGATGAAGTTATACCAATTTAATGCCTTGCCATATTCTGACTGGTAATCTGCGGGTGCATAGTCTTCAACCCAGATTGGTTCTACACCCATGACCTTAGAATCAGCAACAGGAACTTTCAACTTATACATAGATTCACCTTTCTTCATAATATATCCACTATACTATAATTTGTGGGAAAAGTCAAGCCCTAAAATTTAACGGAGGTGATGCGGTCGTAACGAAATGCTCGCCACTCACCTTTTTCTAGATCCCAAACTGCGAGGGTTTCACCGCTGGGCGGTTTTGTCTTTGTTCCCTTTTCACTGTATGGGGGAACAACACTCTCTTGTAGAGTGCAGCGCATCACACGTTCTTGACCATTCAGTTTCGTAAAACTGACAGTCGCTTCACCCTGAGCAAGAGTTACCTTCAGACCGTCGCGCCATTCTTGATTCATAATATCCATCACATTTTCCTTATATTGTTTTCATCAATAATAATCTTACCATCCCTCCAGGATCTCCTCGGAGGATCTGGCGCTGGTATGTCATGCGTCGAAAGAGATTTATTCTCATGTTTTTCGAACGTAAAGAAGTCTGGTGTTTCAACAACAGGTTTCTTCTTCGGTTTCTTAGCAGTTCGAACAACTTTCTTTGGTTTAACCTCATCAACGACGACATAGTCTACTATACCTGATTCTTCTCTTTTTGTCAAGCCTAATAGTGTCATGTTGGCAGCAATAATCAATAAAATTGCTAAAGGATCGAATACGAAGATAAGCATGATAATCATCAGACGCACTGCTTTATCCACGGTAGCGGTATCACCACTACCATAGAACAGTTCTGCGATGTATTTTATTGGACCTACTTCTGCTTCGAGTTTGAGGTTTTCTGTTTTGAGCGGTATGAGATCAGTCTCAATAGTCTCAATGTCTGCAGTCGCACTCTTAATTTCATTATCGAGGGACGCACGTTCTCTTTTCTGTCTGTTTCTAATAAAATTAGCATCGAGCACATCCTCTGCAGTAGTGAGTCTGTCCAAAGTATCCAAAGATGTTTGTGCATTTTTGAGTCTCCTTTCGGCAGATGCCTTCTTGCTTTCGAGTTGTTCTACTTTAAATACTGCTGAACCACCAACAGTAGTGTGTTCAATGTGCGATCGACTAAGATAACCGAACACGCCCATACTTGTAATAAATGACAACACACAAACTGCAATCGTGAAGTATGTCTTCAACAGTTTGTTTGCACTTTTCCAGTTGCGATACACCCAACTGGCAGTAATGAGTTTGGCGACTTCAAGCACACCACCCATCACTGCAACAGCGATCGGAGATGCTGGGAAAATTGCCATCAACCCAAGTATTGAAAAATACCCAGCGACACCAGTAATCGCAAGTGCAGTTAGCATCAAGAGTGCTGCGAAAAACATCCAGGTCTCCAATCAGGCAATTTTAATTCTTTCAGATGATCAAGTCTCAGACGCACATTCCACATTTGATTGATACAATTATTGTTGAGTCTATGCTCCCATTGCAGGATATGCTCGACTGCTTTGGCATGCGATTTGCTGTCATATTCTGCGACAACTTCTTTGCGCATCTCGCCAGTGTAATTGGTCACATAAGAAGAACTGCCGAAATATGCTTCGAAAAGTTTCTCTGTCTTACATGAATACCCAATATAAAATTTGCCGTCGTCGAAGTAAGTGCAATATACTCTATGCACCTTCTTCGGCAACGGCTTACGTTTTTTCTTAACAATCATAATCTACTCCGTAAGTAGATTATTTATTCGTCCTCTTCCCAACCATCCCAAGACAAATCTTCTTCGTCTTCGGTTACTTTTGTCCCGCAGAAGGGACAATGTTTGACTATGTAATAGTCGTCATCTAAGTCATGATCGACTTTGAAGACTGCGTCACAATTATTACATTCATGTTCTTCGTCAAACATGTATATTACACATCAGTAATGGTTTGAGTTGATGTAATGCCTACGGAAGTATTATACTCCTCCATTGCACCACTTAGATTACCTGATGCAACAAATGCCGAAAACTCTTGAGCGACTACATCATCTGTAAACGTAAACTCTAAGACCTGAACAAGTGCATCATTTTGGATATCGAAATCAAATGTAACTTTATCGATATTATTTTCTAACCATTCCCTTACTGCACTATTTTGTGTTGAATTCGCTTCAAAATACCATAAAGTTTCATATGAAGGTCTCGTATTTCTAATAGTAAGTTTCTTCGCCATTTTAGTTCCTTTCTCGTTTAATTTTATGCTGCTACGCCCCAGACGTCATCCCACTTACCTGATAGTGCACCCTTAGCATAGTCGGTAGCACGATTCTCAAAGAAGTTGGTATGCGTTGGTGCGTTGATCATTTCTTCGACCCATGGTAGTGGATTCTTCTTTACTTTAAAGATGCCTTTCATACCAAGACTAATCAGTCTACGGTCGCAGATATAACGAATATACTTTTTCACGTCATCCTGTGTTAGATTTTCCATCTCACCCATCGAAAATGATAGTTCGATAAACTTGTCTTCAAGATCTACCATTTTCTCAGCAATTGTATAGATCTTAGACTTTAGATCGTCATTCCACAATTCACGGTTTTCTTCAACGTATGAACGGAACAGTTTAATCATACCTTCAGCGTGTTGAGTTTCATCAACAATCGACCAAGTAACGATCTGTCCCATTCCCTTCATCTTTCCGTGACGAGGGAAGTTGAGGAGCATAATGAAGGATGAGAACAGTTGCATACCCTCAGTGAATGCACTAAATGCAGCGATATTGGTCGCGACTGATTCAGGAGTTCCATTTGCATTCGACAAATCTGTAAAGTAGTCGTGCTTTGCACGCATTGAGTCATATTCGAGGAATTCTTGATATGTCGTTTCTGGCATACCCAGTGTTTCAATAAGATGAGAATACGCTGCAACATGTAGTGCCTCCCTTGCCGCAAACCCCATCAACATCATACGAACTTCAGGTTGTGGGAAATATGGCAGATAGTTCTTCACATAACCACCAGCAACATCGATGTCACCCTGTGTGAAGAAACGGAAAATGTTAGTAAGGAAATGTTTTTCACCGTCATTTAGTCGCTTCTTCCAGTCATTGACATCTTCCGACATCGGGACTTCAGTGTGCAACCAATGTGACTGCTCATGTTTCAACCATGCGTCATATGCCCATGGGTAGTTGAATGGTTTAAAATATGCTCGTTCTGTCATTAAAGTCATACGGTTTCTGCCCATTTTACTAGATCGTCGTATCCGCCAACATGCTCGCCATTCACCCAGATCTGGGGAACAGTCTTCACATCAGGCAACTGTGCGGTAATGTCTTCCCAGAGACAATCTTCACCGACTACCATTTCTGTATACTGAATATCCATCCCCTGCATAAACTCTTTTGCAAGATCGCAGTAGGGACAATCAGGTTTTGATACTATTTGTGCAAAATAACTTGTCATTTCTTATCCTTCGCATGCAACACAGTTATCACCATCGATCATTGCCTTGAAGTCAATTTCTTTAATTGCTTCACGCTCAATTCGCTTAGAAACCTTGTCTGCTTTTCCTATTTTTTCTGAACGACAATAATATAAAGTCTTCAACCCCTGCTTCCATGCGAGGAAGTGGACAGCATGAAGATATTTGATATTTGCATCAGGACGGAAGAATAGATTGAGGGACTGTGCCTGATCAATAAACTTCTGTCTGTCTGCCGCATGCTCAATAACCCAACGTTGATCAATTTCCATTGAAGTCTTGAACACTTCCTTGGTGATTGCATCCATCCATGTAAGGTGCTGCACCGAACCATCATTGGCGATAATCGAGGACCAAACCTCATCATACCACCCTGCAGGTCTGCCGATTGCTGCTTCTTCTAGAATAATCGCGTCAAGGTATTTATTCTTATTGAGAAATGAACCCGATAGTGTATCTTGACGATATGCATTTGCTCGCCATGGTTCAATCGACGGACTGGTATTGCCCATGATGATTGATGAAGATGCATTCGGTGCGATTGCCTGTGTATGTGAGAATCGGCGACCAGTTCCTGTAGCATCAGGTGCTTCACCACGTTCAGCACCAAGTTCTAGATTTGCCACATCAAGACGTTGCTTGATTAGTTTGAACATACGCATGTTCGTTCCCTTGGCAACTGCCGACTCCCATGCAATACCCTTGCGCTGAAGATAAGCATGGAAACCAAGCGCACCAATACCAATTGACCGTTCACGCATTGCTGCATACTTGGCACGTTTCACTGTATTGGGAGCATTTTCAATAAAGTACTGTAGAACATTGTCAAGCATCTCTGCCATGTCCTTGAGGAACAATGGATCTTTAGACCATGCATCATAATATTCTAGATTGACTGAAGACAAACAACAAACAGCAGTACGCTTCTTGTCAGTTGGTAGAATGATTTCTGAACAGAGATTTGACTGATGAATCTTTAGACCGAGATCCTTCTGGAACTGTGGCATCATACGATTAGATGTATCAATGAAGTGCAGATATGGTTCACCCGTCATCATACGCAGTTCTAGAATCTTCTGCCAGAGTTCCTTCGCAGAAACTGTATCGCGAACTACTCCAGAATGTGGATCTTTCAGATCCCAACTGTCGTCTGCATCTTGGTCTGCCATGCATCGTTGGACGATTTCCATGAAGTCATCTGTAATGTTGATTCCGTGGTGTAGATTGAGGCATCGTATGTTGGGGTCACCAGTAGGTTTACGCATCTCAAGAAATTGTCCCACGTCAGGATGACTAATGTCAAGATAAGCGGCATAACTGCCACGACGAGTGCGACCCTGACGATACGCCATGGAACTAGAGTCATAAGTTTTAAGATGTGGCATAACACCAGTAGACTTATCATCAGCAGCACGGATTCCAAAACCAATTCCAACTCCACCCCCAAGCATCGACAACCAACTGGTTTCGCTGAGATTCTCAACTAGACCTTCTGCTGTGTCATCAATGAAATTTAAAAAACAACTGATTGGCATTCCACGCTTGGAACGACCAAAAGAAAGAATTGGTGTCGCATACGACAACCAATGCTTAGATGAATACTCATATAAACGCTGAGCATGTTCAAGATTTGATGCGAAAGTAGTAGAAACATATGCGAATCTATGCTGCGGAGAAGTTTCGTCCTCGCGCATGTATGATTCTTCTAGTCGCTGGATACCAAGTTTATCAAATAGAGAGTCGCGTGAATAATCTATTTCTATACCCAGATATGTTTCTTTTTTCATTTAAGTCCCTGTTCCTTCAACACTCGTTCGATATCTGGTTTAAAGTAAGACTCTGGTTTCAAAATCTTACCGTCTTCGCGCTTTTTAATCTTACCATTATCAGAGACCTTGCTCATGTTAGAAGCACGAACTTCTTTCCACACCTGCTCAAAGTCAATCCCGAGAGTTATGAACAATCCTTGGACAACCCAAACTAGGTCGGCGCCACCATCAGCAATGTCTCCGATATGGCGACGAAGAAATCCGTCGCATAGTTCACGAAATTCTTCATCAATCAGGTCAATATATAGGCGTGCTTGCTGCTCATTTTTCTCGTCTAAGTGGGGTGTTGTTCCGACATACTGATCAGCAGCTGCCATGAATTCAGTAACGTCTTTTTGGTTATTCATAATATTTTCTTTCTTTGTTAATGCCCAAGAACCATCATTTTTTTCGGACCATACCAGTTCTGTGTCTTCATCCCAGCGAAGAGTCTTCAATAGATCATGCGGGAGTTCTATATATAATTCACCATCATCATTTTCCTTAACTATAACTGTTGTCATATCACCAATGCCGTATCGTGTTGGTAATAATTACAAAACACGTAACGATGTGTATCACAACCCAAAATGTTTTGAGAAACAACGCAACACGTGCTTCTTGTATTGTAAGAATAGGAACATCAGGTCTATC